CACTGATCGCTTCAAGCATATACTGTGCTTTTGCGGTGAGTGCGGTAATCTGCGGGAAGGTGCAGATGTCTACAAAAGTGCTGTTATCCGCAGATCCCTGAATTACAACATCCAGGGTTTCGTCAGTACCATCAGTGGCTTCCAGAATATCAACAACGTAGGTCAGGGGTACAAGGTCTGGACCGCCGAAGTCAACCGCTGTTGGAGTGGCTTCTGTTGATTCCAGAGCCACAGTTCCATCGCGTAAAACGAGATCATTATCAATAGCCATTTTGAGTATCCTTTCTCTTTGGCTTCACTCCGCTTATGCAGCGGTGATTCCATACAGGCGTGAAACACTGCGAGGATGAGATACGGCGATGCCAACCATCCAGTCAATGACCTGTTTGTAAGTAACCTGGTTGGATTGCAGCACCCAATCTGAAACTTCCAGACCGTATTCCTGCCATCCAGTGAGGAACTCTTTGCCAACTTTGAACGCATAGAGGGATGTTGTGCCTCCACCAGTCAGGGCAGTTCCGCTTTCCGCATTGGTGATGATCCGGGTGGCTTCGTCATATTTCAAGCCAGCGTCAATGAAGGTTGCGCCCTTGTATGACATGAAGGTACGACCCAACGCATCCTGATTGCTTGACAGCAAACCGGACTGGCGGAACAGTGAATTGATCCGCAGTAGGGTTGTGTCGTTACCCACAACAAAGACCTTATCGGTGCTTTCCAGGTTGTCGGTCACTGAATACAGAAGGGCATCCAGTGCGTCAATCATGGTTTGGGTTGCAGTTGCAACAGCACCGCTATCCGCGCTGATGTCAACATTGGCGTTGATACGCTGTGTTGAAGCCAGATCATTCAGGGTGCGATGCCACAAACCAACGGGGTTTTTCTGATCGCCTGGAACGCCATTGATGAAAGCATTGGTGAAGTTACGGGCGATGCTTTTTACAACCATTGCCTGTTGATAGGTACGGGGATCATAGAGCCGTGCGCTCTTGTCCTTCACGTACACTTTATCAACGTCCACTTCATTACCGATTGAAAATGCGTTCTCGGTAACTTCGTCAGGCTTGGTTGCCTTCGCAGAACCGTGATCCGCGCCAATATTACGCCATGAAATTGCTGGCATATTCCCTTCACGGATGACCTTGATGCTCAACGCACCAACATCAACGAAGGGTAGAATGTCCATGATCTTACTTTCCTTACGCAGAATATTCACAACACCTGCTACCAGGGGTTTTGGTTCAGATGCGTAATCGGAAAGCATTAAAGGTAAAGTTGTCATTTCCTAATCTCCTTGCTCATAGAGGATGTGCCTTGTTGTATTCCTCTAAAATATCCACGCCAGGTACGTTGGCATAGTTCGGCGTGTGCGGACTAGCCCCACCTGCCAGGGTCGGTATTCGGGCAGGATTTGAAAGGTTTCCAGTACGCTTGGCGTATGCCTCTGCTGCTTTGTGGACGCTTGCCAGAAATAATTCCGGGTCGTCCGTTTTGCTGTCGATGATGGCAAATTCAGGATCAGAGGCTTCCAGGCGTTTACCGCCTTCGGTTTCCATGATGCTGAACGCCTTGCGGATTACAGGATCGGTAACTTCTCCAGCACCAGGACCAGTGTTGGCTTGCGCTGATCCGGCTTGAATTTGTTGTGGAATTGGGGGTTGAATTACCTGGGACTGCTGTAACATCTGCTCGACTGTTCCAGAATTTCCTTTGGCTTTCCATTCCTTATATTCCCTGGCGATCCCAGCTGCTTCCTTGTCTAATTCGCTTTGGTTCTTTCTGCGAATCGCTTCTGCGGCAGCCACCACATCAGCATCTGGTTGAACTACTGGCGTTGTTCCAACTGAATCCACCGGGTTCGGCGTGGTAACAGGTGTGCCAACCTGCTCCAGTTGAAATTCTGCGTTTGTTTGTTCCATGTCTATCTCCTTTGGTTGGTAAATAAAAGCGCCTGCAATTCCTCTTGGGAATCTGCAAGCGCGGTCTACTGACGGGGCTTGTTACTATTCAATTGTTATTACCATTAAATTATACCACGCTCTACTACAACAGTAGTATTGTATGTTATAATAGTATTGTCACAACAGAAGGGAAGTTTTTATTTCGCCTCAAAAGAGCCGTTGTTTTGCATAAACTTCCTTGTTGTGACAGATAAGGCGAATGCAGGACAACGGCTCTTTTGTAAGGTAGGAAAGGAATCAAGATGTATCAGATAAATTGCACTATCAAAGGAATAGCACCACTCATGCAACATCGTTTCCCAATGCCTGACTTTGGAAGTCTATCAAAGGGCGGGAAGAAATCAACCGGAGCGATTGATTATTCCCAGGAATGGCACGATTATCTTTATGTCAAAGATGGGATGATCGTTCAGCCTTCGTGCCACATTGAAGGTGCAATGGTCAAAGGTGCAACCGGCTTCAAGGTAACAGGAAAAAGGGGCAAAACCTATAAAGACCTTTTCCAGGCTAACATCGTTATTGACCCAATCGACATTCCCCATAATGTGCCAGTTCCAGAAGAACTTGATTGTGATGCAGATAGGGTTCTTTACCTGGATATGCGCCCGGTAATCATCAACCGTTCCCGCGTGGTTCGTTTACGCCCAACATTCAAAGCAGGGTGGGAATTGTCATTTGCCATCAATGTTTTGGATGATGAAGTTCCTTTTGAGATCGTCAGCGATGTACTTTTACAAGCTGGTAAGGCAGTTGGAATTGGCGATTATCGCCCGAAGTTTGGTAGGTTCATTGTCACCAAGTTTGAATTGGTGAAATAATTTGAGGTTGAGACTAGGAGAGGCGAGACGCGGTCGTGTATGGTTCTGTCTGGAATGGCGAGGTTTGGCGAGGTATGACATAGAGTTTGTATTTGTGGTTGAGGTCGTTCGAGCCGTTGTGCGGCGATGCATGGCGCGGCAAGGTGCTGCATGGTCGGGAACGGTCTGGCAAGGTGAGGTATGGGAATTGCTTTGTGGTTGTGGAACTGTACGGTACTGCGAGGCAGCGTTAGTTCTGGTGGGGCGAGGCAGGGTCAGGTATGGTTACTTTTTGCATAGGCGGTAAACAGTATCAATGGTTCAAGAGAATGCCCGAAAATCAATGGCGTATCATTCGTCAATTCGTGTATGAACGCGACAAGGGTTTATGTCAGTATTGCGGTGCGTCTGTTGAACTGAACAAGTGTAATATACATCATGTATTCGAGTTGAACCAGGGTGGTACTAATCATCCGTCAAATCTGAAAACATTATGCAAAAAGTGTCATAAAAACAGGCATCCCTTTATGAAGGATGCCCGTGATAAATTATGAGGTTGCGGTCCGCCGCGGTGAGATAAGGTGAGTTCCTGTCCGGTACGGTCTGGCTAGGCTCGGTATGGTAAGGCGTTGTAAGGTATGGAGAGTCAAAGACAAAGGGCAGATTTAACTCTGCCCTTTGTCTAAACGAATATTCAAATCGTATTTGCGTATGATCGCGTGAACAATCATCAACATCCCTCTGCAAATCAACTCCCAAAACACTTTATCACTCATAAGTCATATCCTTTAGTAACCGTTGAGAACCAGGCTCAATGCCATTTTTAAGAAGTCTGCTTCGCTCATGTCCGCTGCTACCGATTTACGAATCCGCTCTAGCTCTGCTTTAGCCCCCGCACTCAAGTTTCCACCAGTCCCATATTCAAGTAGTTGCCTGATGAGAGGTGAGGTGAGTTCGCTGCTTGCCACATCTCCGGTGCTGCTTTGCTTCAATTCATCGTAGTAAGGCACGATCTCCGGGTGTTTTAAGGCATACTGGTCCTTCCAGTTCCAATACTTCACCAGGTTCGGGTATTGGTTCAGGAATACTTTGCGCTGCGCTCCTGCCGGAATGTCAAAGTACATGGATTGAAACTTTCCAATGCCAGGAAACAACTTGTCTTTCTCCGCCTTGTACTCTGCCACCTTTTGCAGCATGGGATCATCGAAATACTTGGGCTGTTGTCCCTGGATGTCGGCTACCTGCGCTGGCATATCGGCTTTCTTGATGGTTTGTGACCAGTAAGCCAGTGTTTGATCGTCAACCGCCTCATAATCCCTGGTTTCTTTGTTCAGGAACGTGGTGCGGAAGTCGTCACCCAGCACATTTGATACTACTGTCTTATTGGCATCGTCCAGCGCCATGTATTTCTTCCAAATGGAATCCACAAGGAACTGATGCAACCTTTCTTCTGGTTTATCGTACAATGCCAGCCGTGCGGAATACTCCGGGTAGTCCTCGAAGAACTTGGTTATCGCTTCATCGTCCCCAGCCTCAAACTTCTTCCAGGCATTGTCATAGATGGGCTTCAATCCGCGCATCTTCAGCTCACCTTCGGAGAATAACGACCCGCCAAACATACCTGTCAACGTGGCAGCAAGCGTCTGACCGAAGTTTGCACCCTCTTTCAGCGCCATAATGCCAGATGCGCCAGGGGTTCGTAGTGTCTGCTCATTGGTTACTCTGCGTTTGGCTTCCTCAAAGGCTGCACCGTTGCGTTGGATCATGGCAATACGGGCAGTTTCAGCAGTAATTTCACCATCAGAAGCCATGCCAGCCAGGGTACGGTCAAGGTAGTAGTCACCCCACTGACCAAATTCAGATAATCCGGCAACCTTACGCATTGTTTCTTCTGGACCTGCCAGCGCATCACCCACAAAATTAGTGAATGGTTCAAGGAATGTATCACTTCCCAGGTCACGGATGCTCTGACCAGTCCTTGTTATTGGCAGGGGTGATAGTTTCTCCGGCGTTCCTGCTGCCAGTTGTTTCGGTATCTGCCACCACAGCGCAGGTTGCATCATCATTCCAGCCATACTTGCAGGGTTGGCGCTCTTATCCAGTTCCTGTTCAGCCTGGGCTACTGCACGCTCCCACACAGATCCTTTTTGTGCCTTGATCGCTTCATTGGCTTCTGATGGGGTAATGGACTCAGCCTCTTTCATATCAGATACGATCTGTTCAGCGCGTTTGAATACCTGGTTGCGGTTCATTGCATACTGCTCAAAGGGTTGTCCGAACTGCTCAAATGGGAATATCTTTGAACTCGGATCAACCCATAAACCGCCACCCATCCATTCAGGCATCCATGCCATCGGTATTCTTACCTTGCCATTCAGTCGGGTTGGCATTCCCTCACGTTCCATTCTCTGTTGTGCCTTCTGCATCCTGGCGTACATTGCAAACCAGGCGGGCTTATCCACCATGCGCTTCGCCCAATTCAGCATCGTGCGCGTGTACCAGAATTGATACGGGAATATCGTGTTAAGTACCTGATCGAATCCGTACCGCCTGGAGTAATCCAACATGGCATTATTCCGCATCGTGTCACCATAAGTAACAGCAGCACGTTTCACACTGGATAGGTCATTTCTCACGTCATTATCCAGGTATTTCCGCACAGCCTTCTTATCCGCGTCTGCCACACCTTCCCACTTAAAGGACTTGTCAGCTAGTTGGCGTTTGTATTCGCTCCTGATGTCATCCATCATTGGTCTGATCTGTTCGCTGTTCACTTCATCCAGCACACGTGAGAAGGGTTCGATTGCAGGTGTACCATTCAGGGGAACTCTACCCATTGGCGCGTTGGGGTTGGATTGTGGTTCTGGTTGTGCATCCTGGAATAACTGATTGCGTACCTGTTTGGCAACTCGCTCAGCCAATTGAGGATTTATCTTGTGGGCTGCATCCAGTAAGGCAATCTTATTACCCTTGTTTGGCTCATACAGGATTGCATCAGAGAGGGCGCTATCTCCCTCTTTCTCTGCCTGACGGATGGTAGCCCGCGCCATATTGTCTGTCATTTCCTGTGTCCAGGTAGCGTTCTCAACCCGGATACCTTCCTGGAATAGCTGTGCCTGATCCCCAACAGTAGGCTTCTTGCTATCCACTGACTTGATTACGCCATCCTGCTCGTAAACAATGCGGTCAGGGAATTGAGGGTCAAGTCCGAGTATCCGGCTGCTGTCGTCTATCCTGGCATCGGTCAACTTCATTTCAGGGAGGTAGGCGATCAACTTCCCATCTTTGTACACGTTGGCAATAACAGGGGTATCGCCATGGTTGAAGCGGAATACCTTCTGAATGTTGATGCCGGGTTGGGGAACAGCCTGTGATATTTCAATTCCCCTTGCTTTCTGTGCAGCATACTCCCTCAATACATCGAGGTCGCCCATGAAGTCAATGATGATTTTGTTATTCAATCCGGCAGGGGGAGCGCCTTTCTCACCATCAAGCACCCATTGAAGATAGGTATTCGCAGCCTCTTTATTGGCAAACTTATACCCATTCGCCTTATTGAGTATCGCCTGAACTTCAGGGGACACTGGCAATTCCTCACCATGCACCACCTGAATATCCTGCGCCCGGTCAATGGGTACTGGCTGTCCTGCGTTGTAGTCCTGCTGTGCTTCTACGCCTCGATTGATTCTGGCGGTTGCACCTGGCTCAACTCCTGTTGCGCCTGTGGGAATAGTTTCTGCGCCCACCAGTCCCGGTAAGCCTTCACTTCCGCCAGGTATTGTTCCAGTCTGGCTATTTCCTCCGGGGATGGGTTGCGCCAGTTGGTTATCCGGTAAGGACGCGGTAACATCGGTGGCGTTTCCTGTTGTGGCATCTGCTCCGAAAAGTCCGGGTTGTCTTGCGTTTGTAAGGGCATCATTTACTACCTCCAGTTTGGTTCTCACAAGATCGGTTACGCTTGTCTGTCCTATGGCTGGCTCATTCTCCACCAACCTTGCATAGTTGCGTAGGAACTCACGTATCTTTTTAGGTTGTTTCTGATCAAACAATACCAGCATTGCTTTCTGTACCGGGGTCATGGCATCGGCAGGATGTTCACCGAATAAACTCATCTGCCCCAGGTATTCATCCGCGTTCATGCCATTGTGTCTGATGTTCGAGATCATATCAACGGTCTTGGCAATATCCCCAGCGATAGAGAGGTCAGCAGGACGCATCCCGCCTTTTATCATTCCCTCTGCTACTGCTATCTGTGGCAAACTTGCCATCACTGCGGACTGCAATGTTTTGATATTACTATCCAGGCTTTGTGTGAACGTGGTCAGCATTCTTTCACCTTCAGCACCCGGATATACTTTGGTAAACAGGGCATTGACTATCCTTGCAATACCAGCCTGATTTATCTGACCATCAGTAGATAACCCTGTCCGCTCATTCGGGGATAACTGTTCAAGGAATCTGTTCACAAATTTACCGTTGCGTGGTGAAGATAACGCCTGGAAGATGTCTTCGTTGTCCAGAACATCCAGTATTCGCAGCATCGGGTCAGTAACCTTTACAGCGTCCGATCGGGCAATCTCACCAGCGTTCATAGCTGCTGCAATGGGGGTATTGGCATCCTTTACAAATGCAATGCGCTCATCCGGTGTCAATGGCGTAAGGCGTTCTCGCACCAATACCGGATTCTTCATCTCTGCAAACGTGGCAGGGTCAAGACCGAAGTCTGCTGCCTGTGCTTTCAATGCTTCCTGGTAGGCTTGCCATTTCGCCGGATACATTTCGGCAGCACGTTTCAGGGATAAGGCGCGACCATTACCGCTTTCTACCATGTCGTCAGGTCCAACGATCATTGCTCCACGGTCAAGGGCTTTCGCGTCAAACAATAACTCGTCCGCGATCAATTCCTTCGCAATGAGATCAACCTGCGTAACACTCTGATTCTCTGCGCGGTTGCGTGGCTGTAATGCCTGGTTGTAGTTGGGATTCGGATTAAGTTTATCGCCCACCCACATATCACTTGCTTGTATCTCGTCCAGGTCAACTACCTTGAATTGGAACTCGTATTCCTTTGATGGATCTCCAATGCCACGTGCTTTGGTTCGCAGTCCTCTTTCCTGTGGCGCTCTCACTGTCCACGGATTACTGCCTGGGTTCTGCTCAATGTGATTCAGCGCGTCATAGATAACGGTATCATCAACCTTTGTACCGTCTTTCAGCACCTTGAAGTCGGTCATTGTATCCAGGCTGGCGCGTGCTTCATCGGGATTATTCAAGCCATCCAGGACATTCGCGGCGATCTCTTTCTGTGCCATCGCGGTAATCTGCTCGTCACTGAACCTGAAATTGCGTCCCTCGTTCTTCAATTCAGCAGCGCGTTCACCAACCAATTGCTCGAATGTCTTGGCTCGATTGGGTTCATCGGTCAGCATCCGGTCAAATATATCGCGCAGGGAAACACCATTGATCTGTTGATTCAGGTCAACATTGAGTTCAGTCCCCTCGAATCCTGCAACACGTCCGTTCTTCTTATACAATTTCTTGTAAATGTTCAGCATCCAATTGGTGAATTGTTTGAACACGGAGCGCAGGGCAGGGGTAGGGGCATCACCTTCAGCCAGGTATCGTTCCCAACCACGGGCATAATTTTCTTCTGCATCCACATACCGCTTGTAGTTGGGGTCGGCTTCTGTGAGTAATCCATCCCTGAATGCCTTTTCAAGGCTGCGATATTCGGCAGCGTCTTTCAGTCCACCTAATTTTGCAACCACATCCAATTGAGAATCGGATAAATCACGTAAGAATATGTGACCGATCTCATGTACCATCGTGCTTATGTCGTGAGATTTGAAGGCTCTTACTACTGCTCTGCCATCGTCAGCAAATGAAGTACCGCCCTTTGGTTCTGTGATACCGTCTTGGATTAGTTTCGCTCTGGTGGCATCGTCAATGATTCCAGTCTTTACTTCGTCAACGTGGGTTGCATACCATAAATCTTTTGTGGCTTCGGTTGGTGCAATACCTCTTTGTTTTGAAAGTGTGTCGGCGTGTTGATCCATCAGGAACATTGCGGCGTTGATTTCATCATCCGTAGCGTTCTTGAATGATTCACGGAACTGTGTTTCTATTTCAGACTTGGCTATCCAACCCTGTTCATGTATCAATGCCTTGCGTTTTGCTTCGTCAGCCTCGGCTATGATGTCCTCTGCCTTGATCTTGGCGGTCACAACCTCTTTTGATTTCGATGCGTAGTCAAGTATCGTCTGTCCGTTCCTTGCTTTGGCCGCAAGGTCAGCAGGACTGCCAGGTTCTGTGTTCATTGCCTGGGCAGCGGCTTCATCAGTTACTTTCGGGGTAATATCAGGCTCATTCCCCATCTTCGGAGCGAGTTCGTCAATCTCTGCATCTGTCCTGCCCTCATTTCGCAGCATCGCCCTTACTTCTTCCTGGCGTACAGCGTCAATGGCAGGGTTGGAGACCTCTGGAATGTCAATCTTGGCTTCTGGAACAGGCTTATTCATCAGTTCAAACGCGCCATCATGCTCGAACTGCTTCATATCAGCGATCATGCGGTTATATTTCTGGTTGAATGACGAATATTCAAGGGATTTCTCGATTGCAGACATTCCCCTGGTCTTGATTCGCATATCATTCTGTGCTTTTACAATGTTTTCACGCATCTGCATCAGGGCAGCACGCCATTTAGCAGCCTTCGCTACGTCCCAGCCTGTGTAATCGGCATACATCTTGGCAAATATCTGATCCATGTTAGCCTGTAGCGCCTGTTCTGCCTTCGTTGCCTTGTTGTACAGTTCCATCGTGCGTGTTTCAACATCTTCCCAGGTGAGTGATTTCGTTTCACCCTGGCTGAAGTAATCTCTTTTGAGTTTATTGCTGTCCTTCCAGAAGGTTTTCCACACATCGTTCATATCCGCAAGACCAGTGATAAATCCCCTGGAGTATTCCGTTTCAATCCCCAGCCCTTCAATGATGCCCTTGTTTATTTGCAACTGGTACTCGTTGAACCGTTGCATTTCCGCGCTGTGCTTTGCCTGTAATTCACTGGCAAGTTTATTGAACTGTGTCTTGGTAACTTCGCCATTCTCGAACTGTGAATACAGCCTGTCCCAATCGGTGCGCTGATTGATCCAATGCTGCCCGTTCTCAATAGCCATCTCGCCAGTCTTTTGCAGGACATACGGTACTCGTTCTGATTGCACCGCGTTCTTTGCATCCTCTGCCTGGTTCTTTATGGTTTCAACGTGCTGCTTCTGAATCCAATCCTGGAAGTCAGCCTCTACACCTGCAAATGCGGTATCCACATCATCAGCAGTAACAACATTCTTCAGCCTGTCATTCAGGCGATCCATGATGCCAGTCTTGCGTAGTAATTCCCTCGATACACCCGGAGTATTCGGGGTGTACTTCTGATCGATCACGTCAATAATGCTCTCGATGTATGGTCTCTGCACCGTATTGAACAAGGATGCTTCGATCTCTTTCATGTTCATGCCGGCATTGATAGCGCCATACACGCTTTCTTTCATCCCAGGGTAATTGGTATCAAGTATGCGCTCCAACACAGGGGACATCTTGCGGATACCCACGCCGGCTTTCTTTGTCTTATCCAGGAATTGACCAGTGGCAATGGCACGCGCCATGTTGCCTTCTGACTTCTCCATCTTGCCTGATAATCGGGAGAATACACCTGCTTTATTGGCAAACGACACGCCCTTCTGCACCTTACCTAGCATATCGTTCTGTGCTTTGGTTGCCCTGCTGATGATCGCTCCGGTTATCTCATCGAATCCGGTCAATCCAGAATCTTTGGGGAATATACCCAGCCTGGTGTAGAACTCATTGATCTGTTTACCGCTCATGTGTCCACCAACGCCATCAACAGCGCGTGTGATCACATTATTGACCCAGTTATTCATAAAGTAAGCAGGGTTGAATCCCAGCAGGACCAATGACTGCACACCTTTGAGTGCATTTGACACACGGAATACCCAACTTTCAGGCTTCAATCCGTATTTATCCACGAAGTAGGCATCCATCTTGTCAGCGAAGGTGTTTACCAATGTCGCCTGGAATTGTTCAACGTTCCACGGCAACGCATCATCACCCAGGAATACTTTCATTGTTTCGGTCAACGCTTCAGGGGTAGTATTCAATTCAGGCGCGATCTTATTCAACCGCCCAGCCATGACTTCGGGGTTCTCTTTCAATTGTTCGAGGATCTTGGAGGGGGTTTCTCCCAATGCAGCAGCGATCTTGTCCATCATTCCCCGGCGTTCTGCTCCACTGACCCAGGATGCCAGCATATTCGAGGCAATGTCGCCCTCTTTCATGGCGTATTGCATTGCACCTGTAACCGCTTTGGCAGCAGGGGATTTGAGTATCGCTTCACCAATATCACCAGGCTTTACTTCAACCTGTCCTGCTAATTTCTGCACCAATCCAACCATTGCATCAGGGTTTCCACTGGCAGCATCCATCAGCGTAGCAATATTGTGATGGAAGATGTTCAGCATTGCCGATGTCTGCGCTTCAGGTGTCAGCAGGGTTAGTTTCTGTAGGAATGTCTTGCCAGTTGTAGGTCGTAATTCCTTGTAGCCAAATTCAGGATCGATACCGCCAACCCACTTTTCAAACGATGACAATTCCTCAACGGTTGGCATCTTGAATCCATTGCCGTGTTCACCTTTGAATGTCTGTTCCAGTCCAGTAGTCGGGTCTTTCCAGGTGAGGATGTCGTCCAGAACATGAATGCTGTGCTGTGGAACGCCCTCTTTTACCAGGCTATCAAACTTCGTGACCATATCTGTGCTTGCACCAAGCAGTTGTGATGGGTGGAAGCCAGTACGCACATAATCTTTATAGATTCCAATTGTACCCAGCAAGCCTTGTGAGCTTTTCTTCTTCAATAGCCCAGCCACGACCTGCTGTAAACCGAATGGCAATGCGTCAATGAGGACATTGCCCTGTCCAGTCTTGAATGCCTGGGATAAGTCGCCAGCCACACGTGCAGTAATGGGGTTGGCAGTCTTTGTCGCTATGGATTTGGTAGTCGCTTCACCGATCTTGCCCAATCCAAACCCGGCAAAGTTGAGGGGATCAAGGAATGTCTGCGCCACCAGGTCATTTACTGTGCCAGTGATACCGAAATTCTCTGTCAGTTGAGTGTAAATATATTCCTGATATGTGCCAGCGAATGATCCGTCAATGGTTGCGCGGTCAAATGCTGTCTGTGCCGTACCGTTGTTGATCCATTCACGCGCCTTACTCAATTGAGCAGCGCCTTTTGTGTCACCATCGGTGAGCGTTACTGGTTCTGATTCCCCTGTTTCCAGCCGCCATACCTGATTCTTGCCAGCCTTTGTGTCCGCTTCTCCAATACCAACCGAAGCAAGGGCATTATTGATACCAACCATTGCGTTGAGCGCGTTCATCTTGCCAGTTTCGTAGGTAGATTGGCTGGCTTTCCACGCTGCGGGGAACTCGTCCATTACTTCTTCAAGACCATCTACGCTGATCTGTTTACCAACACCGATCATGCGTTCAAGTCCTTCAGATAGCACGTTGGATGCCAGCACGAGTTCATTGATAATAGGAACTTTATTGCCCGTATAAGATTGATAGGTCAGTCCAGCCGTAACCGCCAGACCTGCGATAATGCCAGCAATAGGGGTTGCAATTGCGCTTACACCTGCACCAACACCAACGCCCATAAGCAGGGCTTGTCCAGCTGAAGCGGTCAATCTGGTAATTTCAGGTCGATCTTGCAGGTACGGTGTTTGCGGTGCGAATATTCCCAGCGCCCACTTCTGCCAACCTTCAAGGTTATCCCAATCGCCATAAGGCTGCTGCTCTTTTATCTGTTCATCGGTCATTATCGAGTTTGCAGCCTTCGCCTTTTCGGTATCCCACAACGCTTCAAATGGGGGCATCTTGATACTCTGCAACACCTGAACACCAGGATCAGCAGGGTTCAACGCTTTCCATTCCTGCCAGGGAGTATCGCCGTTCCTCAATTTCAGGTAATCGTATGCAAAGTTGATCTCGTCCACGTTCAACCAGTCAGGCGCTTTCCAGCCTGGGGGAGCGGTGCGGATAAGATTGTGATACCTCGCAACAGTGGCAGGGTATTCCCAATACGTCAGATTCTTTGCAGGATCAGGGACATTATTGGCAGGACCATGAGCCAGCATGGATTGTAGCCGCGCCCATGACGGACCTTTGAACGGTTGCGAAGGACCACGCCCAGCAAAGGGAATGTAGTAAGTTGGCGGTTGCTGTATCGGATTAGCCTGAACCTCTGGATTTACATAGGTAGGTTTCCAGGGTGCAGGCTTCTCCGGTATCGGGGTCTGCTCGATGTTGGTTGGTTCAGGCATGGTTAGCCGCCTTTCGGTCTATTGATGTTCCATTGCACCATGTTCGCGTACCATTCATTTATCTTGCTTCCGCCACCACCAGGCTGTGAATAGATGGGGTATACAGGGTATTCCCACGGGTAATCATAGTTACCGCCACCGCCATTGCCGCCACCCGAACCGCCACCAGGAGGTAAGATTCCAGGGGATTGATACGGGTATATCTGTTCAGGACGCAGGTCTACATTCGTGGGGTCTTTGTAAAGGTTCAAGTATGGGTCACGTCCACTCAAATTACTTCCCGGTTCGTAACCAGCCAAGACAGAATTAGGCTGCGACACATTGTTTGGGAACGGACCGTGACTGTCGCGGTATGGGTAAAATGGGGGAATGACATCAGGCACAGCACCTTGAGATTGCCAATCAGAGTACATATTCAGGTAAGATTTCTGGGGAGAATACTGTGCATTTGCTGCGGCTTGTGATTGTTTCATGTCCGCTATTTGATTGAAATAACCACCAGGAGATAGCCCCTCCCAATTAAATTTCGCAGCGGACGCTTGCTTTTGTGCTGCGGTTTGGTTGACTAATCCCTGTGCATCAGTAGCGCCCCAGCGGTTTTGTTGAGCCCTTGCCGCTGCCGCCTGTTGTGCCTGGAGCGCAGCCTGTTTCTTCTTCTGTTCTTCCTGCATTTTCTGCATCAGGGAAGAAGTCTTTGCGCTCGTACCGCCGCTACCTTTTTTGTATCCACTATCATTACCAACATCGTATGCCATAGTTACACTTCCTTTCTATAATTCTGGAGTAAAGTTTCGAAAATGTCGTGTGCTAGGATCGTCATAATGCGGTCTGTCTGGATAAACTACAACCTGTTGATCTTCTGGCGTTATGGGAACGTTGTATTTCTGCATCAACCTATTGAATAAAGGCATGGCTGATCTCATAAGCGCATTTCGCAATAACTGTTTGTAGTAATTTTCTCTTGTTCCATAATCAGTTACGGCGCGATCACCAGTATTGACCTTTTGCATTGGTGCGTCCATTGCCCTGCCCCAACCCGATGAATATTCTTGTGGCATAGGCGCGGGAGGACGAACATATTTATCCCTCACGTCCATTAGAATATCTCTATTGAGGTCGTCCCTGAATTGCCCGTTGTATCTTGGTCTACCAACACCTTCAGCGTTTCTTTGTAACAACCCTGGAGCATATCGCTTTAGAATATCGTTAGGAACTGGAGAAGTGGGGCGCTCCATATCCTGATAGTTGTTTTGGAGATAATTCAGCATATCTTCAATACTTACGTTCCCTTGCTCTGGCATGTTTCGTCCAAACACAAGATTGCGCTTTGGGTAATTCTGCATCTTTTGCAAGTATGTCTCTTTCTTATCAGCCATATCAACCAGCCTTTCCAGACAGCAGATCGTCCATTTTCTTTGCAGCATCAGGCTTATTTGCTCTGACCGCTGCCTTCACATCTTCTGGTTGTTTAGACCACAATAATTTCGCTGCTGTCTGCACCTGCGGCTTGTACCAGTTGGATTCAAACTCTGCCATCCACTGATCGAACCGCGCCTTTGCATCCAGAAACGCATCATCAGCATTTGTCGCTGTCGGTTGCTTCGGGATTAGTTGATCGGTCATTGCACCATCCCTTCCGGTGCAGCAGCCTGACCAACGCCGGGCATCATCCCTGCCTGTTGAGGCGGAAGTCCACCTTGAATCTGCTCACCTTGTCCTGGGGACATTTGCGGTCCTGCTCCCATTGCTTCAGGTGGTTGTTGTCCCGGTGGCATTTGTCCAGGTTGTCCTGCCATTGCTCCCTGCTGTGCCTGTTGCTGTGCCATTTGAGCCTGTTGGATTTGCTGTTGCATGAATGTCTGGAACATCATATTGGCTGCTGTTTCCGTCCATATCTGCCTGTCCATATCTCCAGACTGACCAACGTTCAACACTTCTTTCCGCGCCCACTCATTACTGACCAATGGGTTATCTCCGCTTGTAATCAACTGTGCGATATTGGCTTGCTGTAATTTATCCTGCGGTAGTTTCACGTCCAGTTTGCAATCTATCTGCACATAATCAGGAATATCACTCGCGGATAAGTCAATGCTTGCTGCCTTCACGCTTGTACCATCAGCCTTCATCATTGCCAGGCACATTTCCATTGCCTGACCTAATCCCCAGCCGCCGCGTCTTTGTGTGCTTATCAGCGGCAATCGTCCTGACTGTGACAGCAGCGCCAATTCGGAGTAGGTGGAATCTCCCTCTACTGGTGCGCCTAATGCCTGTGGCTGTATGGTTGATTCGTAGCCCTTCTGTGTTGCTATCTGTAATCCCTGCTGTACTGCCGGGTCGATCAATCCCTTATTCACCAACGGCATAAATGTTTCATTCTGCACCAATTCAACTACGCCGGGGTATTCGTCAAAGTTTATGTTCAATGGACTTGATGCCGGACCGGGTGAGGTATGAGCATAAAGAGGAGTAACGCCCATATCTCTGATCAGCGTAAACATCACGGAATAAACAAGGTTCTGCATCGTCCACATGCCGGACTTCATCAGGGTATACAGTAACGGTTGCCTGGCTTCCTCATGTTTGATCCACAACTTTGAGCCTTCTGTGTACTGCACCATGACCGGGATAAAGGGTAAGAGATGCGGTTGGTTGACTATCTCGCCCTCGTCAATCCACTGCACCGTATTCTCCACATCGTAATAAGTTTTCAGGGTTACTGGATCTGTCACCTTCTTACCTGCGGTTGATTCAGGCATCAATGCGCCGAAGGTACTGCGTAGTTTGCCAATCGTGGTATCTGCTTCACGGTAATATGCGGTCATTCCAAGGTGGTCAAATTCTGCGTGGCCATCTTTCGGATTCCACACATCCATCAGGAAGGGAGTAATCATCTCCATGCGTTCAGCCCTGGCAATACCTGACTTGTTTCCTTTTGCAGCTTCAACCAATGACGCGGTAGAGGTAATCGCAATGTGCATCTCTGCATACAGGATCGCGGATAACAGCGCGTCATAATGAATGGGATTACCAATTGCCCTGCCGGCTGCCTCATACATCAGATTGATCGCGGTTTCCAACTTGTCGGTCTTACCCTGGTTGCTGTCTTTGGCGTTCACAATGTTGAATATGGGATCAGTGGCAACCATCAGCCGGAGCGCACCAAGAGCAGCGTTACGAGCATCAGGACTTACCTTTATCTCCGCTTTCTTCCACTTCTTGCCAGCGTTTCCACTCCACGTCATCAGGTACATCTCGTCAATGAGCGTGAACATCTCATTACGTGCGGAATCATCAGATACCATCTGTGCTGCGTGGTCTTTGACTATCGCGCTGTCAGCAGCCTTATCTTTTGATATACCTTTTGTAGGTGTCTTTGGTGTGCTTATTGTTTTAGTTGGCATATTGTTGCTCCATTTCTAGAGGTAATCTCATCTGTTGTTGTGCCTCAAATATCCGTTGTCTTGCCATTTCAATGTATTCGCCATTCAAGTCAATGCCCGTGTAACTTCTGCCATTCTTTACCGCAACCGCCCCTACTGTCCCTGACCCATTGAACGGATCAAGAACAATATCCCCTGGCTTACTCCCTGCCAGGATACACGGCTCGACTAACTTCTCCGGCATTACTGCGAAGTGTGCGCCTTTGAATGGTTGGGTCTTGATAGTCCACACGGTACGCTTGTTACGAGCTGGCATACCATCAGGGTGATTCTCTTTGTAACGGTCATTGAATCCTGTATACGTTGGATTGCCAGTGTTATCTTGTTTTCGGTAAAATCGCTCCTCGCCATTCTCTCCGAAGTAACCGCTATGATGTGTCCACCCTGTACCGCCGCCCCCCATATTTGAATCGTCATATTTTGTGGGTAACACGGCCTTCATATTGCCGTTGCTTTTTCCAGGAACGCGGTCAGATCCTTTTTGGCTCTCGATGTTCTGTGACAATCTCTCAACTGTCGAGTTGGTTACTGGTTCTAATATTGCTTCGTAGTCATAGTAATATTTCTGTGACTTCGATAGCAGGAACATATACTCATGGCTTTTGGTCGGTCTATCCTTGACGCTTTCGGGCATCGGATTAGGTTTCGCCCAGATAATGTCACTTCGTAAATACCAACCATCGGCACGTAGGGCAAAGGCAACCATCCAGGGAATTCCAATCAAATCCTTTGGCTTAATCCCATTTCCAGCGCCTCTTGCCCGACTGCGCTTTTCGTTTTCAAGCGGGCCATGTTTCCATCCAGTAGCCTCATCAGTTTGTGCGCTCTGACCAAGACTGGCATAACTATCTCCCAAGTTTAGCCACAGCGTACCATCATCTTTCAGCACTCGTTTTACTTCTTGAAATACCTGTACCAATTTTGACACATATTCATCAGGCGTGGATTCCAAACCGATCTGGCCATCCACCCCATAATCACGTAGACCATAGTAAGGCGGGGAAGTAACACAGCATTGGATTGTGTTGGCATCCATACTCGATAATATTTCAATACAATCGCCTTGATAGAGTTCAAAAGGCATTAGAAAACCTCCGCCAATGGGGAACGAGTTCTACGTGGTTGTTGTTCAAGCGCTGTTGGTCTTGTTATCAGGCTGTTGGTTAGTCCGTATCTTGCAGCATCATAAGGATCATCACCATCGATCTTCAATACATCCTCTGGATTTCTAATGTCTTTCACCAGACTTGGCATGCACGCAATCAAATCAGGGCAACTACGGAATACCTGAAGCCCGGGTAAACCATCAGACAGTGGCGCAAGTAAGTTATTGAACTTCCTTTTACCTGAAACGCGGTCATTGTCTGCCTTCGTGAGTATCAGTCCCATCCTCATAAACTCATCCGGTGCAGTAGTTACTATGCCATTAACGTTCTTTGCCCTCCACATATCAGGAGATGCAAAGAAGAAGGTATAGCGTTCATTCGGAAGTGATGAAGTCTTGATTGCATTGGCTATTTCCAGGTCAGTTAATTGCCTGGCGTGCCATTCACGAATAACATAATGCCTGTTGTTGTTGGGGTTCATCGTCCACCAATAGTTGTATGTTGGATGATCCCATCCATAATCCAGTGAGCGCCAGTATGACCAACTATCGGGTATCTCAAATGGTTCAATTGTGTGTACGCTGTAGTTCCATTGTGGAAATGCCTGACCACTGAACACAGTCCAATCGCCATCAAGCAATGCTTTGGCAACCATAATGTCGCGCTGCTTCAAGCGATTCTCATAATCTGGATCTCGCTCAACACCTATCGCGTTGTCGGCAATGAACGCCGGAATAAAATATGTCTGTTCATATTTGCTGTTCTGGTTCATCACGTTCTTTACTTGCCCGTGTTCACCCTGGGCTTTCAGTAGATCAAACAATCCCAAATACCAGGAATGACCAACGTTGCCAGGGTTACTTGCAAACACACGGAATGGTCTGCAACCACCCTCAATAGTTGACCTGTTCCTGGTTATCAGATAGTCAATAATCGACCAGGTAAAGTGGGTTGCCTCATCGACCAGCAATATATCAAACGCCTGTGATTGATACTCGTAAACATCTTTCTCTGTATTGCAATGACAGAAATGTAGACGCGATCCTGTTGGAAATAAGTGTGTGTGTTTCTGCTCGTTGTAAGACGTTATTCCTGCCAATAGTTCCTGGCTGCGGATGATTGCACCCTTCGCGCCTTCCAGTTCAGGATATGTGCGCCTGAAATAACCGATGCTTATTCCTGGATAAGCAAAGGCAGCGGCAATTGCAATCCCTAATAATCCATCGGATTTACCACCAAATGCTGCACCCCCATACCCTATCGTTTCACAAATGGAATCCCTTTTAGTTCCTTCGCCAGTGAATATCCAATCTAAACCACAAGCATTCAGCGCTTGCATCTGTCTTGGTTGTGGAAACCAATGTACGCTGAAGTCGCTCACTTATTCTTCTCCCGATCATTGATAAATGTCACAGTAATCTCGCCCTTTTCCCTCACGTTCAGGTTGGCGTTTATCGTTCTCCCACCAGTTTCTTTTGCCAGGTCATCCAACACCCCGCGCATCTGGTTCATTTCCTGATGATTGAACCCTTCGATCTCTACTGGTTGATTGCCAACAGTAACAACTCTTTCAACTATCCAAGTCTTGTCGTTATCAATCAGGTCACGCCTCATTGCGTCTGCTAATTGCTGTAACAACGCGATACGGTTTTCTTTTATTGCCAGCCCTTCTTTGAGTGGCGATGACTGTTTCGCTTCAATCATTGCCTTAACAACAGGGGTATATCTTTTCTTGTAATCGCTTACCTGTTGTCTGGCTACAGTAAAAGGCGGGTCACATTTTTCAGCCAGTTTATTTATTTCACTGGTCGATAAACCTTGAACGACCCACCCTTTTATTTGTTGTCTTTGTAGTTTGTCCAGTTTCATAAGGCGTTTTGTCCTGATTTGTCATTGTTTTTTGTTGCGTTATATGCGCATGTAAAACAATTTTGCTTATCTTTGCAGCCCATAACATTGACGCTTCGGGCAGGTTTGATTCTTTCAACTCAATAGTGACCCTCGGAGAACCATCTGCCATTGATTCGATCTTTGCAACTATGAACTCAAAATCAATGGATGCCTCTGGAGCAGGGTCACGCTTCGCCATACTTTATTATAGCACCATCTACTACTACAGTAGTATTAACAAGGTGTATAATGTAAGACAGGTTGGCATAATCGGCTGATCCCCGAAGCAAAGCGCAATGTCGCTGTCCAACTTACAAGCCCCCTGTATCCCGAAAGGGCAGGGGGCTACCAACTAAAGCAGGAGGCGTTATGAAGATAAGAGTTTATGATTCTGATACAGGTGTTCTTGAGGGTGAGCGCACAATGTTTGGTTGGTTCTTTTACGACATGAAACGCTGGAGTTTGAAAGTAGCCCTCTACAACTTGTGGTTTACAGTTACTGGAAAAGTGTAACATTTCATGTGGGGCGTGCTGGGTAACACGCATTGGGGACTTGAGCCTTCGTGGCTTGCCGTCAATTATCAGGATCGAAACCTGACGCATGAATTACAACCTTTTGCATGCTAACGTTGGCAAATAGAGTTCTGCAGAACAAATGCGACGTGACAGATTGGAGAGACAGTCAAACAAACTCCCTTAAGGTATAGGCATATACTAGAGGGGAGTTTTGTTATCACTCCAAGTGGTAAGTGTCACACCAAAAGTGATAGTCGATTACCAGCCAAATATTAGCCGTATGCACTGCACAACATATTTACTACAGTTGTCGCGAAAGTGTAGTAATTTCGTTGTGTTTTTCGCAACGCGACAAGTGTCGCGTAAAAGTGACGATTTACGAGAATTTGGTTATCACGACACTAATCGCGACAAGATAATAACAATCAATATCTTATACATTAGTATCATTTCAAGGCGATAAATGATAATCCATTACACTTTATTATCAATCCAGGTGATAAGTGTCCACGTTTGAGTGATAGTGTGTATCACCTTCAAAACTCACATTAAGACCTAAATTATAGGCGCTCACCAATCTTTATGTCGCAACAATCCAACGATCACAGAACAGATCATTGGCTTGCTGCTCTTGGGGGTAGGTCAATCGTTGCTTTTGTGTCGTGGTAATTAAGACGAATGTCATATTAAATTAGTGACATTCTTTACTTTGGGTTAAGTCTGGTATCGGTTACGCTTGTCTGGAGAGGAAAATACAATGGCAGATAAAAGAGAACTTGCAGAACAACGGATTGACAAGATGGGATTCGATGAAGAAGAAAAAAAGGTTGTGTTTTATGATTGGTCGGAAGGCGATAGTCATATTGAATGGCTGTTAACTGCCACAGAAAAAGAGATCAATGATTGGTTTGATTCGGTGAATATAAGGGAGTGAATATGGGAATAGCGTGGAACGAAAAGGAATTGCGCAATCAAGACATATTAAATGACTATAAACTTATGGGAACATTACAGTTGGTTTCCGACAAATACGGAATAACCAGGGAAAGGGTTAGGCAGATAGTAAAAAAGTTTGGATATAAAAAGCCCAATAAACTGCGGTTAACTTTGGAAGAAAAAGCAATAATCAGGCGTGAACGAAATATAAGTGAATTTTGGAAGAAAACAACCATGGCCGATAATGGATGTATAGAATACACTGGCTGTAGATACCCGTCTGGTTATGGAAAAAATTATTTTAATGGCAAGACTGGTTATACACATAGATATGCCTGGACAATAACAAATGGTGAAATTCCAGAAGGGCTTCATGTATGCCATAAATGCGACAATCCGCCATGCGTAAATCCAGATCACTTATTTCTTGGAACAGTTGCAGACAATATGCGTGATAGGGACACAAAGGGCAGAGGCAGAAAAAGCAAAAAACTCGTGGTAACAAAATGACATATGTTGTGGTACACTATTGCTAGAATCACAAACAAAGGAGAGAACCCTATGAAGGAAACTAAAACTGAAGTGTTGAAAGTAAGGTTGACCCCGATGGCACTCACAAAATTGGATGCCATAGCAAAAGATAAGGGCATTGATCGCTCTAAAGCAATGCGCCTGGTGCTGGAGCAATTTTTATCTATCCCTGTCGTTGGTCGCGTGAACAGTGAGACTGGTCACATTACCCTGACCAATGGCGAGGGTGAAGTAGAGATTGTCGGGCACGACAACGGAAGGGAGTAGGCCATGCCAGAAAAAATTGAATTTTTATTTGACCAGGAAACGGTAAGTAAACTCGATGCGTTGGCATCAATGCTCAAGATGAGCACGTCCACTGTTCTTAGAAACTGTATTTGGAATGAGTTTGATTTACGGTTTTTATCCTCACCAACGACCAAATATTCACCTGTGAGCGCCGAAGAATTAGTAGTGTTTGAGTAAAGGGAGTAAACGATGCACATACCTGATCCTGTTTGGTTGGCAGTGATATTAGTCTTGGTGGTAATCGCTTGCATTATGACAGCAAGGGATATGAGAGAGAGGAAATGATGGGTCACTACTTCAACGGCATCGGTAATTATTTCAACAGGCTCGAAAAAGCAAAGGAACGCAACCCCAAGATAGCCAGGGAATATGAATCTGTCCTTGATGAACTGGTCGAGAAACAACGCTTTGCCGATACTGCATTTGGTTGGCGCGGTACAGTCGATCACGATGGCTGGGTAAATTTCACTCGTACCGTTGTTGCCCCCATCCAGGATAAGGTTGACCTTCTCCGCGACCAACTCTACTGCAAGCACCCGCCAGTCAGTGTTGTTCCGGTTGGCGTTGCTCAATACACAGGTGATGGATTGAACTATGACGAACACGATCAATGCCTGGTGTGTGGGGCAGAGGGTTCTTTCGGGATCAATTTCGGAAAAGTTGTTCATAGAAAAAGCATAGCAGCTAACATCGCAGAAATGAAAATATGACAGACTTTTCCCCTGAATCGGACGAGAAAATGGCAGACAAAGAACGAATGGATAAGGTTTTAGCCGAAGGTCCAAAGACGCGCAACGATGTGGCTGATGCGGTTGCGTCACTGATCGAGGCTGAACGGTTCATCGCTGACCTGGTTGAACAGGCAATGTCACCAGACGCATTACGCCAGGTAGCCAGGATCACAGTGGCAGTAAGCAAGGCGCGAATGAGTAGCATGATCGCCTTGAATCGTTTGGAAAATGGTCGCAGAGATTAATCATTCAAAGGAGAGATTGAAATGACAGACAATGCTTTAGCAACAACCAACACCCTTAAGAACCTGATGAGAAGCCCGGAAATTTCAGAGAAGTTTGCTGATGTGGTCGGGTCGTCCCAGGCAGGCGGTTTTATTTCCAGTGTCCTGTTGGCAGTAGCAGACAGTGATGCCCTCAAAAAATGCCACCCCAATTCGATCATCGGTTCAGCCTTACGCGCAGCAACTTTGCGCCTATCGGTTGATCCTGGTCTTGGTCAGGCATACATCGTACCTTTCAAGGACAAGGCGACCTTGATCGTTGGGTACAAAGGACTGTATCAAATGGCAATGCGTACTGGCAAGTACCGCATTATCAATGTCGCCAAAGTGTACGAAGGCGAGATCATCACAGAAGATCGCCTTACTGGTGTTCACCGCCTGGCTGGTGGTAAAAAGTCAGACAAGATCATCGGTTATATGCTGTTCTTCCGGTTGGTAAATGGGTTTGAAAAATCATTCTACATGACCGTGGAAGAAATTGACGATCACGCCAGGCAATACAGCAAGAGTTACCGCTTCAATGATTCACCCTGGAAAACCAACGTTGAAGATATGCAAAGAAAGACAGTCTTGCGCCTGGGGTTGAGCAGGTGGGGTTACTTTGACCCATACGACCTGATGGCAATGAACACCGCAGATGAACAGATTGACATTGAAAACGTCACGATCCGAGAAGAACCCAGGCACACCGTTGACGAAAACATGGCAGCGCTTGGTTACGACCAGCCAAAAAAGAAAGCGGCTTTACCAGAGCCACAACCTGAACCCGAATTGGAACAAGAACCGGAGCAAGAGCAGCAGCCAGTCACCAAAGAACAGATCAAAGAATTGGCGACAAGTCTTGGCGTTGATTCTCGCGGCGTTGATGAACTGATGCACAAAAACAACGGCGATCTCAATGCCGTTTATCAGCAGATGAAGGTACTTTAGCCTATTTCCCCTCCCTAGTTGAAGCCCCCTGATATGGTTCAGGGGGCAAAAGGGAAGAAAGAGTGAACGATGAACACACAACAGAAGTTAGACCGTATCGCAGAGTTACAACTTGAACAGGGTAAGCGTGATGCAGAGAAACAAGCCCTGATTGATTCCATTCTCACCCAGGAAATCAAAGACAAAATCGCTGACATTGAAGCGGAGTACAACAACGGATCTGTGTTCTCCACGGAGATTGAAAGCCTGACCAATGAAGTAAAGCAGGACGTTTTAACTCTCGGTCAGACAGTGAAAGGATCACTTCTCATGGCGGTATGGAGCAAAGGTCGCGTTACCTGGGATACAAAATCCCTGGACGGTTACATCATCGATCACCCGGAACTCGACAAATTCCGCAAGGAAGGCGAACCGTCAGTATCAATCAGGAAGGCATAACCAATGATTGTAGACATGGATTGTCCAGGTGGACTTGTCCCGCTTGACCAGGGAGAAACACTTACTATGCTCCCTCAACCTGAACGCGCTGTGTGTGATTACTGCACAAGTTTTTCTCTTATGGATATGCGCGGTAACTGTTGCTGTTGTGGCGCACCAAGACACCCTGATTATTACAGACCAATGTTTTTGTTAAAACACAACGCACCTCCAGAAGTCGAAAGTATACGCGGTACTTATGGCGAATGGTTGAACAGACAATGACCCTTGAAGATCAGATCGCCCAGCGATACTTGCACAAGCGAGAGATAGGCGTCCCGTTGAACAAGCGCGGAACAATGGAATCCGTTGAAAGCGAGATCGAATCAGGCTACGCAGAGAAGTACGCCTGTGAATACTTCGGCTGCAAATTTGATTCCAGTATCTATGACGGTGGAGATCCAGGCTACGACTTCATCCTGGGCGACAAGAAAGTAGATGCAAAGTGGATCGGCATGATGGCAGACGGTACTCCCAGGCAGTCAGGCAGGGTCATTGTAGACGTTGGCAAACTCCGCGCAGATGTTTATGTCGCTGTGATCGGATCGCGCAAGACCAATTTTCACCTTGCCGGCTGGTGTACCTGTGACGAGCTGGTGTACTCCCCCTGGTTTGTCGCCAACTACAAGGACAAGCGAGGCAGGAACATTCGCTACGCCATCCACACCAAGGACCTGCACCCGATTAGAGAACTGTTGAAGGGATTGTAAATGGGCTGGCTACTAAAACTGTTTCACCGAAAACCAGAGTGGGACATCCACGAATATGTTGCTATGACGTGGATTAGCAAATTTCCATATCCCTACTACGCATTTTTGGTTTACGCAGGACTAATCCACGATGAAGAATATGAAAAGGATTGGGAGTTGACCAATGGCTAAAGGAAGATTCTTATCCAAAGAAATTACAGTCGACAAGAAGGTACATGACCTTCAAAGTGTTTACTGTAAACTGGCATGGTCATGGCTTATCCCTCACTTGGACGTTGAAGGAAGAATCCATGGCGACCCGTCTGTATTGAGATCAACTATTATGCCGAGAGAAAAAGAAGTTACAGACGAAATGATGGAATCGTTTATCAAGGAATGGCACGACAAAGAAATGATTGTCTGGTATGAAGTGGACGGAGACAAATATATCCAATGCCTGAACTTTGAGAAACACCAATCAGGGATACGAAAGGACAGGGAATCTCCATCAATAATTCCACCAATACCTGCGGAGAAACTCCGGCGTAACTCCGGCAAAACTCCGGCGCAAATCCCGGTTAAGTTAAGTGAAGTTAAGTTAAGTGAAGTTAAAGATGAAGTAGAAGTGTTGCCAAGAGCTGTCAGCGGCGGCACGAAACTTATCAATCAATTTCTTGAAATCACTGGCTTGAAACTTGTGCCTAATGAGATCGCCAGCTGGAGAAACGCCTTGATTGAACTGGAAGATTCCGGTGTCACGGAATCGATCATGCGCCAGGCGGTCCAAGAAATGACTGAAAAGAATTACAAGATCGTTTCTCCGAAGTCAATTGTAAAAGCCTGTCAAGTTATCCTGGGACACAATGCCAGGAAGTCAACAGAATCAACACGCAAGCGCGATTCTGATGGACAGTATTCAGAGTTTATCAATCATTAGAGATCATAGTTTAGGAGAGAGAGAATGAAAATCTTTTGGACTGTAGAAGCACTTAAGAAATTTGCGGCAAAAATGTGGAAACAAGGTTATGACCAATGTCGTGACACCAGAATCTCAATGGTTAAAAATGAGACTTCACTTATTGTGCCGCTTCCTGATGTTCCCAACTGGATGACGTTGAATCGAGATATGGCTAATGAATTATTGGGCGCTGCCAGAATAATGACGCAACCTGCGCCAACCAAATATAAACTGTCGGACTTTGTTACTCCCGGAGAAGATGTTAACCTGAAAGCAGTAATACAAAAAGCATTTTCTGGACAAAGTAGAATATTTGATCACATTCCGCCAACCGAAAAAGAAATGGGCGAAATGTCAGCCCGCGCCGAGAAGTGGTGGCTTGAACAGAAGCGCCTAGAAAAAACAAAAGTGAGTACATACGAGTTTAAATACAAATTAATCCTCACCAGAAAGGCGTTGTTGCAATTCGCGCAGGAACATCGTAACAATGGACACAACTTCGGTTTTGATCGCGGAGTTGAGGCATACAGGCAGTGGTCAGAAAAGAAACACCGTCAGGAGATTTTTGAACTTCGATGCCTGGCTGATAATTGGCAAAGTGCTTACCGCGATACCACATCGCTTGTTTCGAAACTTCAACAGAAAATTGACAGCGAGCGCCAATCCAAAGCACAGCCCTATAAACCCCTCCACTTCCGCGTATTCTGCGAGGGCAAGGAACGCCAGGTGAGGATTTACCTGGGCGACCCCGTTACCCTGTGCGAGATAACCAGCAAGAACAGCGTGTCATTCGGGTACACCAAGCGCAACCCGAAGGACCAGTGGAACACGAGAGTGGCAGTCATGGAATCCCTGAAGAACGCGCTGACTGCATTCGGTTACGAGCATGAATCACGCGAGATCATCTACCGCAAACTGCTGGCAAAATACCCGGAGTTGAAAGGATAACATGACACGCATCATCATCTGGCTACTGTCCATCTGGAATAAACTGTTTGGCAAGAAAACATCCGCAGTTCCGCTGGCTATCAAAAAACTATGGCACGGTCACGAATGGAAGCGCCTGGTTGGGGATACTCCCTCTCACCGCAAAGAAGATCCTCATACCAAGATGCGCCGGAAAATGGCTGAGAAGTCGCGCAAGATAAATCGATCGAAGAAGAATACGAAGGGGCATTGATGCGAACTCATAACCATAATCCTAAAGTGACCCATAAAACTTTACTGGACGCATTCGGTGGCGACAAGGATAAGTTGGATGCCGCGATGATTGCGCTCGGTAAAGGTAAGCCTGGACGCGGACTGATACTTCGTGACGGTAAAGTGTGGGAGTTTCAGGCGCGGGATAAGTTTGCAAAGCGGATAACCATTATCCGGGAATATCGTATTAGTGGCGCATCTGCCACGCTAGATTGAGGAGAGAGAGAATGAGTGAATACATACACGGTTACAACAAAGAAGGTATAGGGCATTCTACAGACGCAAGTAAAGAAGTCCCGAAAGACATTGAGGACATTCGCCGTAATTTAATCGAAATGGAGGTAATCACCCTCCGCGCCGAGAATGCGAAGTTGGAAGGGCAACTAAAAGATCAATGTGATACCACGCTTGATTTGGCAAGGGATATTTGCACCCTCCGCGCCGACCTCGCCCGCCTGCGTGAACTGCTGGGGGAGGTGGTGAAGTATGACGAAGCCATACGAAGCGGACTGACTGATAAACATTGGTCTCAAAAGATGAACAATTGGAATGATGTTATATCCCGCGTTCAATCAGAATTGGAGAGAAAATGAGCGAGTTTACGCAAGAGAACATTGATGAATTTAGGCAATATCGCAACAAAATGCCAGCGTGGATTAAGGGGCATTCAAGATACGACAAAATACCAACAAAACTATTTGAGGATGCTATAGACGAAATCACCTCACTCCGCTCCGAGTTGGAGCGCGTGAAGGCAGAGAACGAGTGGCACAAGTATCCAGACGAGAAGCCGGAAGAAACAGAACCATACAAAAAAATTATCGCTATTGATTTAGGTGGCGACTTTGTGTCTTGCGTTTTTTACAGGGGCAATTTCTACGCAAATGGTCAAATAGTGGGAGACGTCAAAGCATGGTATTTATTGCCAAACTATAAAACCATCTATCTCCCCGCTGCACCAGAGGAGGGGGAATGAAAGAAATAAAGATTTATTCCGGTGACGTAGCGTTGGTTGACGATGATGATTTTGATTACCTAAATCAGTTTAAGTGGCATAAAGATACCTATGGATATGCGTACCGATATATAAACAAAGCGAATAACGGAGAGCAGTCTGTAATGGGTGGAATACAAACGGCAATGCATAGAGAGATTTTGCACACCCCCAAAGGGCTTGAAACAGACCATATAGATCACAACTTGTTGAATAATCAAAAGTCTAATTTGCGAATATGTACGACTAGCCAGAACCAGGGAAATCAAAAAATTCGCAAAGACAGCACTACGAAATTCAAGGGTGTTTGTTATCGCAAGAACAGGAATAAATTTTTTGCGCGTATTGTTTTTCAAGGAAAGTCAATCTATCTTGGTAGCGGCGACAACAAAGAAGACGTGGCAAGGATTTACGACAAGAAAGCAAAAGAATTGTTTGGAGAGTTTGTGTGTTTGAATTTTCCAGCCGAAGCGTTGGATAAGGTGGAGAGATGAACAAGAAATACATAGCCGGATTGTTGCTACTTTTAAGCCCGTTGATTGCCCTGCTTGTTTACATAGTTATATCGGAAGGGCGTAATGGTTTACTTGCCCTAGCTGGCATGTTGTTATGTGTGTTGCTGATGGCATATGGAGTATATCTTATGGGAAATTTCAAATGACCCACCTCACTCCTGCACAGCGTAGAGACTACTCGGTAGCGGTCAAGAATGGCACGACTGCGAATGAGATTGCCGTGATCCGGCGCAATATGATACTGAAACATGATAGCGACTGGTGGAAGTTGCACCGCGAGGAAATTATGGCGGAGTTGGCTAAATTAGAAGAGGAGAAGAAATGAGCGATAAGTGTACGCTAAACAAAAAACCGTTCCATCAATGTTGTTGCGTTTGCTCCTCACAAGCAGAGATTGCAAACAATAACCTAAAGGGGACTGGAAAATATGTTTGTACCGCTTTTTTATGGATTGGCGTAAAAGATTGGGGAAGTTATGACATTCCTGTTATTGAAAATAAACGGCATGGAATAGGTTGCGAAATGTGGGACGACAAGAAAAAGGATTCCAAATGATAACTTGCCCGAAGCGTCAAGGGTATAAATTTGAGCAGTTGAGGCAGTTGAAGGAGGCAGAGGGATGAAACTAATACTGTGGAAGATTGATTTTGGTGAAAGCGCCGTCAAATATGAAAAAGTTGAGTGTGATATGAAGCCATATAAAGACGGTATTTGCCAATTTTATGACCCCTCAACTGGAATAACTTACCACAACTACTCTACTGAAATTCTGTCAAGGTGGTACGGTAAGGAATTGCGGGAAGTGTGCCAAAAAAATCTTGAATGGCTGAATGGCACAGTTATACCAGGCAAATTAGCCGAACTAGAAAAATATATAAACAAGGCGAAAATACTAAGCGATTTTCTGGAAGACCAGCCAATTAATGTTGCGAAGGATTCCAAATGACCCCTGACCTTGCCGACACACTAGAGTTTCAACTCCGCGCTGTGGGGATCGAGAATGAACACGACTTGCAGACGCGGATTATCCAGATGATAACCGACAGGGGCGGAGTGGCAACGCGCGTCAATTCCGGTGGTGCAATCTCAAAACGAGGGGGGCGCATCAAGTTAGCAGAGGCGGGAACATCCGACATCATTGCCTGCTATCGAGGGCAGTATCTAGCGATAGAGGTGAAGTATGGTGCTGAAAAACCATCTGAGAAACAATTAGCATTTGGCGCAAGGGTTGAGGCTGCTGGAGGTTGGTTTATTACGACAAACGGCTATGTGGATTTTGGCGTTGTGTTCGACCAGGTTGATGCTTATGTTGAGCAGTATTTGGAGAGAAGCGAGAAGTGACACACATACATAACTGGACATGGAAACGATTTTTTACAAATTATCCTCACGAATCAATAAAAATTGTTTGCTCTATTTGCGGAAAGGAAAAACACAGATGGTAATGACCGACATAAACGCAAGGATAGCATTGTCAAAAGGATGGATTTGTCACGCTTGTGGTGAGTGTAATCACGAGTGGTGGCAAATGCCCGATGGTGGAGTTGACTATAACCAATCTGACCCTCCCCAATACACAACCGACTGGCGACTGGCGGGGGAGCTGTTGGAAGAGGTCAGTAAAACTTCGGGGTGGGACGTATCATTGATTTGGGAGCAGGTTGACGAACACGATGAAAACAACCTTGCGTATGAATGGACTTGCTACATGACGTATTGGGATGATGACCCCGACAATTTCAAGACATTTAAAGCGTCAGCCGACACCCCACAAATGGCAATATGCCTAGCGTGGCTGGAATGGAGCGAGAGGTGAAATACACAAAAGAATATATCGACAAGGAAATTGAGACCATTATATCCGGCGGGGCGTTGGCCGTGTCCTCAATCTATTATCTGAATGCACTGGAAGAAATTAAGCGTCTGCATGAAGCGGAGCGGTGGATACCTGTTAGTGAGAGGTTGCCGGAAGTAAATACCCGCATGAGTTTGTTCGATAAAAAGACTGGATTTAGCGTATATGGGTCAATGCAAGAATGGAGAGATGACAGATACTTATGGAAAACTGACGTAGGAGAATATCACTTCAGCAGTATTACTCACTGGAAACCTTTACCCCAACCACCAGAGGGGGAATGATGAAACTTCTAAATATGATATTTTTTGAGATTCCAGGATTGTTTCCCGTCATCTGTTTTCTAGTTGGTTATATCGTTGGTCTATGGGTAGCCAGTAGCAGTAGGAATTCCAAATGACCACCGCTCCGCTATCTGTGCAGGACCAATGTCAATGCCAGTAGTCACCCTGGGTACTCTGCTGCAAATTTACGACAAGATAAAAGAATGCCCCGGAATAACCAGGGCTGAAATATCCAACTCATTTGGCAGAGATATTCACTGGTGCAACGAACCCAAACTGATCGCAGTAGAAACACACATCGGGCTGCTGTCAGAAGATGAAGATGGCAGACTGTTCATATTCGTAAATCCGCGCAGAGGTCAGGATCGCTATTATGGGCGGCGGTAGGCGTTTATAAATCCACCGCCGCCATTGTGCTTCACCCTTACTTTGATCAATGTGCCTTCTCTTACCCTTGTGTCCAGGATGCTCCTTGCCCTTGATTCACACACACCAAGAGCAGAGGACACAGACGCAATGGTTACATCGCCAGGTTCTAAATCTCCCCAGGCGTTTTCTGCCACAATTTCAGCCAGTAGATCATTGATCTCTTCTCCAATTTTTGTCATGGTTTCCTCAACTAATGAAGTATTCAGTCCGGGTGTCAAAAGTACGGGTGAATTGATGCACGTCCAGAAGTTTTCCGTCCACTACCTCAAAGCACAGCATCCCGCACGTTACATCGTCTGGAGACTTTGCCGCCTGGTGTGCGAAATCGTCCACCATGCACATCGAAGGACTGACTACAATGTGGCTGGTAAATCCATTCAGCCTGACGGTTTCAATTACCGGAGTGTGGTAATGTCCCCTAATTACCAGATCAGGCGGTTTTCTACCATGTTTTATGGCATGAATCATCATAGATTGCAGGTAGTACCGCGCCACGTTACCTTTCAACCATTCTCTCGATCCTGTGTAAGGTCCGTGGTGAGCAAAATCGACCACGAATTCCCCGTAATGTACCAGTCCGTGATAGCATAAATCAATATCAACTTTTGGATACATCACTTTCAACTGGTTCACGATAAGAATGTCAGTTGATCCTTGTCCCAGGTTATGCGCTCCCGTTCCAACCGCGTACCTGGCAGTTTTGAGATTCTTCAATCCGTATATTGGCTTTGAGTTGGCTACTGCAATGGTAATCTGATCAGCCAGCCTGTCGCTTACCAGTTCCGCAGGGTGCTTTATTCCCTGGGTAGCATCGCCATCCTCAATATAATGTACAGGGTCTTTCCTTGCCAGCTCACGTAACTTATCCACGTTCTCTAATTCAAGTTTCCATAACTCTCGCTGGCTTTCAGATTGTTTTGGTTGCCATAACTTTACCGATCCGTTCTGCTGAAGATCTTCCAGGATTACATCGGGGTTCATTAGTCCGAGACGATTTCCGCCGTGCCTGTCAGATTCTTGTGCGATGATTATTCTATTCATAACATTCTCCACGGAGCAAAGTTGCAGCTACCCAATCGGTCACGTGGGAGAGAGGCACGCTTATTAGATTGAATAGCTGCAAGTGTTACCTACGATATGTTTTTTGCTTTCGTTGTTACTGTTTTCACTGGAGGAAAATCTGCCTGGTTAACTGCTTGCTCCACAATTCCATCTATAAGAGCCAAATCCAGTTTCCAGCCTTTTTCAGCCAACCATGCTTGCGCCAGCGAAATGGCATAATCTTTTTTAGATTCAATTATTTTTGCCAATGCTGCTTGTTCGGCAGCTTGAACGAAAATCGGCATCATAATCGCTAACGCCCTGGTAATATCAGGACGCGCCAGTTTGATCTCTTGCCATTTGCGCGTGATATAAGCCACAAGTGCTGTGACTAACACCGGGACAAGAGCCGCAGTCAATAACTGCAAAAACGATGATAGAAAATCCTTACCTGCTTGTAGTAACCATTCCATTTCATTCTCCTTTTATTTCTACCAATTCTGTTTTGTTTCTTTTTGCCTTTGCCTTTGCTTTTCGCATATCGTCCAGCGCAACAACCATTGTGGTATCGTGTACCAGGTGAGCGTCTTTCAGCGCCCTGATCTCAACGGTCAATCCCTTCATAGCCTCTGCAACCTGAACATAGGTGTCACTGTTTTGATTGGCAGCTTTGACCTGTGCAGCAGCAATCAAAGCCGCTGCGTCAACATTTGCCTTGTTATTTGATTCCCTTTGTTCAGCTATGAAACTCATCATTGATTCGTGCTGCACCGTAGATTTTTCGCGTTCTCCTGCCAAGAATTTGAGAAAAATAATAATCACGATTATTAACAGCCCGCCCACACCCGCTTCTATTAGTTTGGTCATTAATGTAATATCCATACTTCACCTCTGTGTGTTCAAATATGTAATTCAGGATGTGCAAGCCATAATTTCGCCAGCTTTTCAGCGTCCGTAAATGCAGGGATGCCGCTAAATGCGTATGTGCAAACGTGATAGATGCCAGTTTCAGGGCTGCCATATATTTCGTTGAGCGTTGTCTGTTGACCATTCCTCGGGTCAATGATGATGTAAAGACCATTCTTCTTCCCAACGATAATCACCCAATGCTGGTCGATATATGCAGTGGAAGGCAGATAATCCACGTTGACAATCACGGGTATTCGTTTCGCCAGGGATTCGTCTATCTTATCCAGTGGTGCGCCATCGTACCTGTAGAGGAATGTCACCTTTGGGTAGAGGCGGTTCAGCGAGTTCCACACGAACAGGTTGCCATTCAGATAGCCACTGTTATTGGTCAGCCAGGTGTTCAGCCTTCCAGGATCGGTGTCAAAGCCCAGGTATTTCAGCATCATCGCAGCCGAAGTCACCACACAGCCAAATCCGCCTATTGTGCTGCTGCTGATTCCCAACTGGTCATTCGCCCATAACGGGTTATTCTGTGACATTGGCTGCACGCTCAACAATATATCTGTTTCAACAGGGGGGGTTGGAGGGATAACCGGGGGGATTGTACTGATAGAAGCCCAATCAGCAGCGGACCTCAGCCAAATATTCAGGTCCAGTTGCACGATTCCAGTGCCATAAGTCAGACCATCCGCAACACCGTCACCGTTTACATCCCCGTGACTGGCGTACTGCCAAATAACAGGGAGCGCCCATCCCTTTGTAGTGTTGCAGTTTTTGAACACGGATTCGGGTGTTTGATATTCGTTGTACCAGGCAACCCACAAAGGACGGGTTTTATATTTCAAAGCAAAACTATTCAGCAATCCGAGTGAACAGTAAATACCGTTTACTTTACCGCTCAGCCTGTCGAGTTCAGTAAGGAATCCATCGATCATCTGATCCACACGCGCCCAAACAGTAGTTATCGCAGGGGAGTAACTTGACCCGCCGCTTTCAATATCCAGCCACGAAATCTGGTTATCGTTGTCATCCTTGATAACCGCCCACAAGTTTTGTGCCTGGAGTTTGCCCCAATCAAAGTCGGTCATTCCATAAGCAGACGAATTGGGATTGTACCAATTGGAGTAGTAATCCAGATACCAGTAGGCGCTACGAAGCATAACGCCCTTGCAGTTCGCCCAATTTACTTTGAATTTCTGGTCGATTGTTTTTCCGTAACCAGCACGCATAATGTTGAATAACGCTCCAGTTGTTTTCAGCGTTGCCATATTCACAGCGCCGTTGAACTCGCTGGTGTCAACCCCTCGTATCGGATAGTCTGTAAATTTCATCATTTCACCTTCTCCATAAACATGGTATAATCATGCTTAATAATTCGTTTGAGTTGACCAAGCGAATCTGTGCTAAAATGAATCTTGCTCGTTGTGGAATGGTCAACTCATTCCATGACGAGCATTTTTGTAGGTCGGAATGATCAGTGGTATTTATAAAATCACAAACATTAATAATGGTCATTGTTATATTGGAAGCTCCTGTAATATTAATGACAGATGGGGAGCACATAGAAAGCGCTTAAGGCTTGGAACGCACGTAAACCGCCACTTGCAAAGAGCCTGGAATAAAGACGGTGAAGACGCCTTTACTTTTTCTATCATTGAAGTGTGTTTTGTATTTTCTTTGATATGGAGAGAACAGGCGTGGATAGATGAAATAAAACCTGAATATAACATCGCAATCTTTGCCGGATCTTCGCGCAGAGGGTTACGTGCCTCAGAAGAAACCCGTAGGAAACTTTCCGTAGTAATGAAATTGAGACCACCTGCCTCATCTGAAGCGCGTGCCAAAATGTCATCTTCAGCTAAATTGAAACCACCCATGTCAATAGAAACTCGCGCTAAAATATCGGAGACCTCGAAGGGCAGAAAAGCGACAGACGAAGCTCGTGCAAACATGTCTGCTGCACAAAAATTCCACTCCGTTTCGTCTGAAAGTCGTGCAAGAATGTCTGCATCGGCGAAATTGAGACCGCCAGCTTCAGAAGAAAGTCGCGCTAAAATGTCTGAATCTGCAAAAAGAAAGCCACCAGTTACAATGGAAGCTCGCGCAAATATATCTGCCAGCGCGAAAGTCAGGTGTGCAAAAAAGAAAGATAACAAAGAATAGATTCCCATTACTTTATCTTTTCAACTACAGTTTTGTAAGCACGATCTTTACTGTCGGTTTCCTCACCCATCAGCAGGATAGGTCTTACTCCGTACCGTTGTTCTGCTGCTGCTTGTTTCAAGATGTCCTCGTTCTCACTCTTGATGTCATGCCAATACTCACCCTGCACAAATACAGGGGTTGCGCGTGGAATGTAGCAAACGAAGTCAACCACCTGACCACCCCTCACGCCACGACCACCATACAGCGGCACTTGAAACTGGTAATCGATCTCCAATTTATCCAGTGCCAGTGACACAAACCATTCATTCTTTGACCCTGGCATAAGCCCCTGAACAATACCGATCTCATCTTCAAGGTCTTTGCGCTCAACTTTCAATTTGGGTGCAGCAGCAACTTTAGCCATTACGCCTCATACAAACTCAATGTGACCAGCGCTTTCAATGTCTTGGTATTCTTATTCACCACTTCGATAGGTTGAATGGATGGCGGTTCAAGGAACACGCGCTTGTTGTCAAACGCGGATACCGGACTTCTCATAATCAATGGAAGCGGAGAGAGTGCGCTGTCAGCCCAGGTCTGTAATTGATCCATCAGTTGTTTCGCAGATAGGCTTTGTTTCGTTCCCTGCCTGTCCACCATTGCATCATCAGCCAGTACCGTAATGCTCCAACTCTTATTCGCTGGCAGCCTGGTTACTGCTGGGATGGTCATTGCCTTTACCCTGGGGGTTTTTGTTTCATCCGTTGTCGCCATCGTGATCCTGTAGCGCCAGCGTTTTCCATACACCGAATAATCTGTTGCCATCAATACTTCCTGCATTGGTGAAGTCGAAAATGCTGTGGGTAGTGCGTACCATGTTTCGCTTACATCGGTCTGGTATTCCATCGTGATCGACTGACCAGTTGCCAATCCTTCGGCGTATAACTGTATCGACTTCCAGAATTTATTGATCTCCCCGAATCCGCCATTGAACCAGGAAGAAATGAGCGATCCTGAACTGGCGTACTCGTAATCAGACTGTTTCCTGGGGTTCAGCGTGACAGGAATCCATACCGTTGTATAAGATAGTCCTATCCACAGCCTGCCAACATTGCTTCCTGGGATAGTTTGAATGTGCAGACCCCGGATGCGCTCACCATAAGGGGCGCGGTATTCTTCGTGATACCCAATTTGATTCCAATACAGCACAGAAGAATATCCGTCAACTCCAGCATCAATCCCCAGGTACAAACCGCCAGGATAAGACACTACGCAGGACACAACCCCCCTGCGTTCTTCCGGTAATCCTTCATCCCGGTTAGGTCCAACATCATCCAGCCTGTTTTCGTAATATCTTTCCCAGCCATCCAGCACATTGAAGAACAGGTACACGCCAAACTGGATAGCAGTTCTGCCATTCACTTCGCTTCTCACCTGCGCCAGTTCGTCAATGGGTAATCGGGCATACACGCCCTCATTGATCGACCCAAATTCGTCCTCTTTGAACACATAAGGAATCAGAGGCTCTCCATAGCCCAGCACATTCGTGATCTTGCTGCGTGGATCTCCAATAACAATGGGGTAATCGGTTGTCGCTGCCAGTTCAGATGGCTTTGTGGTGAAGTCGAGATTAGTTCCCCACGTCTTTACTGCGGAATATGCCGCAGTTGGCGCACCTGAAGCAGGGTTATTGAACTTCCAGATGCGTAATTTACCATCGTGAGAAGGTAAACTTTCCAGGAACGAGGCTTTGTTTGTCCCATCATCAGCAAATTCTCTTGTCCATGTGCCTGAATTGTTATATTCCCTCATGCGCCTGATGTTAAAAGATTCTCCCTGCCCGAAATAAACAATGTCGTTGGCTACGCAAACATCATAAATACCGTTGGATATTCCCGTTGAGTCTATTTCAGTCCACAGGTCATGCCCTAGTATCACAATATCAGTTGTGCTATCCGGTGTGTTCAGGAATCCACTCTCTAATGTGATGGATGCCCCAGCGCCAGCAGTATTGGATGCGATAACTTTGTAGTTTTCCGCTTCTGTGTAACCAACACCAGCCACTATCCGCAGAACGCAGCCCGCCAGTTCATTCGCAGTCAACGTGATGGTTGCAGGAACTTTTATTACATTCTGATTTGACCCGCTGGCAGCGGTAAAGCGATAGCCATTGATAAATAGTTTGGATTGCAGCCCGTTATCCTGATGCGTGATCGCGTACAACGCGCCCTTATATTCAAAGTATTTCACTTTCCCCTGGATTACCGTGTTGACGTTGTAATAAAGTGAGTGGTCGGCATATAAAGAAGCCCATCCGCCATCTTCGTCAAACACATCTGTACCCACCAGCGTGTTATAACCTACTACTGTAGTAGTAATCACAATCCAATAAGTTGTTCCGCTTGTAAATGATCCGGCAATAGGGACTTCAACCAGTACCACATCCAGGGCATTAGCCACATTCACGCCGCGACCCATCTCGTTGCATCCCAATTGTCCGCCACCCAAACATGCGCCTGAAGTGGACGTAGATATTACAAGGGAAGGGATGAGAAGGCTTGCAGATGCCACCAAATCTGTTCCAGGTGCGCCAGTATCATCCTCGACTATCTCAACTGTGCAAATAACGCCAGGGGCAACCAGTACATCTATCTGGTTGAATTGCCCCGATATTGCTGGGGTATATGAAGATGCATAACGCACACCGCCAGTAGCAGCGTGTTTCATTGTGCTGTCGTTTGCAAATGGTTCGTGGTCTGTATCAGTCGCCACAAGCGGTACAGTGGTCGGTTTACCAGCCAGGATAATGTCTCCAAGTTTGGTATCAAGAGAATTAGCATCGAAGTATCTGGTCGTGTCCTTCTCCAAGTCCTCGTTGCCGCGCCCGCCTGACCAATCCTTTTGTGTATATGGGGTATAAGGCAGTTGGTAATCGCTGTAATTCGCGTCACCCTGCCTGATTTGTAGTGATGTTCTGATCGACCCTGATTGTCGTAGTGTCCACGGAGTTCCACCCTGCGCCGGAATACCCCTACTATTACATAGTATCAATCCAACTTCAGTAGTACCATCGAAGAAAGAAAGATCGTGGGTAATCCTTGTATCGGTTGGCGTTGATCTAACGATGTCAGTCATGGGTTATCCCAATAAATAGATCAGTGTAATCAGGTAAGTTTCGCTGTTGCCAGCCAGCGCAGAGCCATCATATAAAGCCATGTTGATAACATCGTTGGATTCTGTCACCCAGCACGCCCCGGATTTTTTTGTGGTGTAATTTGCCGCATCCCCAAGCGCATAAGTATAAGTAGGTGGTAATTGTCCTGCTGCAAACGTGGCAGTGAAATCCCCCGTTGCGTTACTCGCTGCATGGTTTATAATCAGCCCTCGCACGTATGCCAACCTGTCGATAATGTACATGATCCACAGGCTTGTAGCTGGCTGATTCGCAAATGCTGTTCCACTCGCGGTAAATGTTGGTGCAGTGAGGTTGAACGCAGCCGGAAATCCTACAGGGTTGCTGTTCAATCCGTAGTCGTTATCTGTTATTGCAGCATTGGCTATGGAGTAATCGCTTCCACACGCTATAACAACTGTGGTGTTTGGAGAGCTGTATGAAAACGAGATGATATGTGCGTATTTGTACGCTCCGCCCTGTTTCCACCTCACGGGTTCACCCACCCACAAAGTATCGGTAATGTCACCTGTAACTGTAAATGAGTTTGCTGATGCGTAAGTCCATGTTTGAAAAGCAGAAATCCATCTGCCTATTGGGATAATATCTTCAGCCAATGCGGTAATAAATACCTGCTCATTGCCTGAACAGTTGATCTTATTTCCGCTGTTCGTGCTTGCCAGCACCGTATCCCTTGATAATGTTGTCCCGGCAGAAGTGTAAGTACCACGTCCAACCTCTGAATTTACACCATCGGATATGCCGTAACTGACTTTTGCGCCATCAGGCACGCCGGCATCCGCAAAGGTCAAACAACCTGATACCGCTGCACCCAGGGTAAGTGTTCCCGTTCCTGCTGTTGCCGATACTACTCTTGCAAGGTTAAAAAGTGACATTGTTTACTCTCCTTTACCATCCACTAGGACGGCTGACTTTTTGCCAGTGAACAGGTCTATATTTCAACATCGCTGCTGTTTTCTGCTGCTGGGTGTATGAGATCATTTCTTTCGTGAATGGTTCGCTGTTCTCCGCTACCCCTGCCCGGTTCAATACTTCGTAATTCGCCGCTGTCCAGATAATCAAATCTGGATGAAGCGCGTCAGAGATTTCATCAGCATCCAGGTTTACTTCATCGTGTGGTTCTTCGTAGTACAACCGTATGAGCATATCTGCTGTTGAGGGTATTTCCATGTCAAACCACAAACTGCCGTTGTTCTCAAACCAACCAGTGTTCTCCGCCCATCCGTAAGGTGCAACAAGACTGGAGGCAATAAACACTTTCTTGATATTGTTTACGCCAGTTGGCAGGGTATATTCTTCCTGATCCGCAACGGTGATAAAAGCAGCGTCCTCGTAGATTGTGGGTAATGGTCCAATACTGGTCAATGCCTGGTTGATTGAAGCAACAAGATCTTCCCTGGAGTACATTGGTCCTGCCGCAGAATAAGACACGCCGCTGGCAACTACCGCTGTTTGTGTGGGGAATGTGAATGTACCAGTAGTGCCATCGAAGTCAGAGATTACCGCTGTCTTTCCGTCCAATGTCCCACTCTTGAACCATATCGTTCCGCCATTGAAGAAGTCGTCCGGCTCACCGATCATCCTGGAATCGATCAGCGTAGTTGTGCTGCCCGTACTATTAGAGGTTGAATGCCTCGCGGCTTTCAAGATGATCGAAAGTTTCAGCATAATGTCTGCTAATGTTTGATTTGCCATGTTACTCCTTCACATCCCTCGTTGAAATGACTATTTTATAGTGGCGTTCTCGTTATCGTCTTACCTGCGCTCTGCAAATCGTAGTAATCGTTGATTGTCAGAAATGGCAGGTTCTTGCTCACGCAGTACCAAACCAACGCCCGAAATCTCCACGTTTCCCACATCGTTGTATCTGTGGCAGGGTCGATTAATTTGTGACCATAGAAAAGAATCGTCTTTCCTTCCGCAATAGCCTGGTCAATTAGTGCCAGCGCTGCTTGAATTGTGTCTCCTGAACCCAATCTCATTGTTGACCAAATCACGTAATTATTCGCCGCCACGTAATCAGGGAATTGTGGGGGTGCATCGTATACCCTACGACCAGTCAGTATTCCAGCTGCAATCGCAGCCGTGTGTACATCCGCATTCTGTCCTCCGCTTGGGTAAGAAAGGTGCATACTGGCTCTCGTTAATCCCATTCCATCCAACACGGTTTTTGCATCTGCTATTTTCGCTGTTGCTGTTGGTATATCCACAGTGGTTAAGAGTGTGTGGTCTGTGGTGTGATTTCCGATTGACCACCCTGCCGCGTCCATTTCCAATAATTCAGCAGTCGTAACATAAGTTGGGTCATTTTCTCCATCAATCGCATTTGTCACCACATAAAAAGTTGCAGGTATACCAAGTGGTTCTAAAACATTCTTAAAGGCTTCGGTATAAACGGATTCATACTCATCATCAAAAGTAAGCATCACAGCCGGAACGCCACCGCCTTGCGGAATATTCCAACTGGTTTGCGTGAACGCCGCCGCGGGATTAAAATTTGCTGCCGCCAGCATCTCTTCTGCGGTTACCTCTCTGTTTATCAACATATAGTGGGCTGCATTGCCCTTCAAGTTGTTTGTCCCACCGATAAGGCAAAGCGTAGTTGCCAACGCTCCTGACCAAGTTCCAAGTGCCGTCATTGTCGCGCCAGATTGAACACCCTTGCGATAGGTGTTTACCCTGTCATTTGATACAGACCATGTAATCCCGTAACACACCCATCCGGTGTCCTTAACCGCGGTTAATGTTCTCGTTTCTGTTGTCGCCCCTGCCTTATATTCAAAACCGATTCTATCTGTCGCTTCCTTTCTGATGGTGATGTAGTTGTTGCCATCTTTTCCAAGATAAACAATGTAGCGGGTGGCGTTGTCATCCCATGCAGCATCAGGCATTTTCGCCCAGATAATAATGCCCCCCTCTGTAGGGTCAAACGGGGCGTCAAGACCAGCCGAGTATAAATTTACTTTGCTGGTCAAACCATCAAGATAACCCGATTTGTACCCATCACCAATTCCTGGCTGCCCTAACGTCACGGCTGTATAAGCACCGTTCAGCCCATTACCGCTTTCATCCACCGCAACCGTGCCGGAGAGGTCGCCAAGAGTGAGGTATTGCACAAGGTTCGCGCCAAATAAAGCCTTCATCGCAGGGATGTAGGAACTCTTGTACACACTTCCCATTGCCAATAAAAGCCTTCGTCTACGCGCCTGTTGTTCCAGGGTATTATTCACGCTACACCAGGTAGAGTTCGACAATCCCGCCCTTGGCATCACCAGCGGCGGCAATTGTGAGGGTTAATTTACTTTGGCTAACATTGCCTAACCCATCTGACTGATCTAAATATTCTGTGGCAGTAGCGGAGCAATCTGCGCCATTTCCCTCCAGAATATCCCGTCCACCTTCATCAAGTATGGTAATGTCATAGAGGGTTGTGGGAGCAGTACCGCCACCATCAGGAATGATGTTCACTTTTGAGATAAGTCCCGAATATTTGGAGAGTGTTTGGGAGCTCACAACGCCAAGATCGGTACATAACCAATCCCACTTAATCATCTGAACAGGTAATAGATCCCTATAATTAGCGGTCGGTTCTGTTAGTGTTACGATTTGTGCAGTAGGCATAATAGTACTCCTTTATGCGTGTTTCAACACGCCATACAATATCGCATCAGCATCAGCGGTTACAGGCAGGTAATCAGCGGTTGTAACAAACAGGATCGTGATAACTTTTCCGGCTGTAATGGGGTAAAAGTCAATATGTGCGCCAGCAAAATCATTGCTAATAAAATCGTCAATCGCTGGTTGCGGTCCTTCGGTGAGTGCTACGCCATCCTGGGCTATCTTGAACACGCCAGTTTTCTCCGGGCAAATTGTGCATACCGCAGAAACATCATCCAGGTAGCATATCGCGCCTTCGGTTGCGCTTCCAAACAGGCTGATCGTTACTTCAACACAATCAGCAGGGGCTTCAAATGTTTCTGTGACCTTGTAGAATGCTTCGCTTGCAGTAGCAACAGATTTCTTTGCCACAATATCTGCTGTATTGGTGGTGTCAACCAGTTCGTATTGCGCCTTGTTGGTTTCGCCATCACCCTTTACCCAAAATGAAAACTCGTAGGTGTATCCGGGGATCACAGTAATAGCCTGTACCAACTTCACCAGGGTATCCGCGCCAGTTGTCAACTTGGCAGACTTCGCGCCACCGTGGAAGTTTCCTGCACCAGCTTCTGAAGCGATTGCGCCATTGCCAGCGGTTTCAGTCCATGATCCGAATACATCCGCGCCGCCCGCGCCAGCGGTTTCAAATCCACCATTGGCAAGTTTCTCGGCAGCCGGGGATGCGGTCACTTTTCCTTGTAAAGCAAGAGGGTGGAACACGTATTCAGGGGGAACAACGTAGCCATTTCCCTGTGCAAGTGTGAGGATATTGCTTGTCCCGGCAGCAGGATTCGCCAAGCTGAACGGAAGTGCAATTTGGAATAATCCATCAGGTAAAAAATCAAATACTTTTGACATAGTATGCTCCTTGTAAAACACCGCGCCAGGCGGATAATGATTTAAGTTTTGGCGGTTAATCCCTATGAACCGCGATACAAGTAATGTCCTTACCTGGCGCGGGTATTACCTCACACCGGATATAACCAGTACACGCCGCTGCTTCTCAATTCAAGCCGGAATAGTTTGCCATTCAGATCCACAAAGCGCAGAGATTGAATATTCTCCAGCAGGATCGTGTTCTCAATGGTCACTACTTCGACTGGTTTTTCTACGATGATCGATTCTTCGATAGGTATTCCAATTGATTCATTAATTACTTCTTCAACTACAGTGTTCTTTTTAGGGTGGTTAGTGCGGTTTGCCATGAACCTACTCCATCAGGCAATGCCCGACCATTACTGATCGGGCATCCCATTATTTGAAATTACTTATCCAAGTACCGTCCGGCAGGGCAAACATAAACCATAGCGCCGTGGAAACTTGGGGAGTCCGTGCCGCCAACGGTCATTTTGGCTCTGCGGTAACGCAGGTCACTGATCGCTTCAAGCATATACTGTGCTTTTGCGGTGAGTGCGGTAATCTGCGGGAAGGTGCAGATGTCTACAAAAGTGCTGTTATCCGCAGATCCCTGAATTACAACATCCAGGGTTTCGTCAGT